GCATTATTTCTCTTGTTTTTTGATCCTTTCACGTAAGGACGTAGAAGAAAAAGAGTGATCTCTAGTGTTATAAACTATACGAATGTTTCTTTCTTCACATATATTTTTACCTGTAAAGTCTTTATTAAGGTAATCAGATCCAATAATTCTTACATCGATTGGAAGTGATAGAAATATATCTTTTAACTCTTCTTCTGTATTATAGATAATTACATCGTCTACATACCTAACTGCAGCAACTTGTAATTGACGTTCAACTATGGATTGAACAGGTTTGTTTTTTTCTGGTCTATCAAGTGTAGGATCACACTGTAATGCTACTACTAAATAATCGCATTCATTTTTAGCTTCAGCCAACATTGTAATGTGTCCTGCATGAAGTAAATCAAAGGCACCACATGTAATACCTACGTGGCCCTTTGATTCATAATTTTGTAACCACTTTAACATTATTTAAAATAGTTTTCCAAAACTTCGTATTTGTCGATGTATTCAGCCATTAAACCAAGCTCTTTTTCAAGTGTTTCCATTTGGTCTGAATGTTCACCAACTGATACTTGATTGCTTAAAATAATATCTGCATTCATCTTATGTTTTGCAGCCTGAGCTTGCATGTATTCCATCGATGTTTTTACCATCTGATCTCTAAAGTTTTTCATATTATCTCCCGAAAATCTTACGTTTTTTGTATTCAGCAATTGTCTCTAATAACTTATTGCTCCAATTATCGCGATGTTCAACAAAAACTTGTGCGCCTTCGTCTCCTGCGATTACAGTTACCAATTGAGTGATTGGCATTCCTGTTCTTTCTTCCCACATAATAGCATATGCAGTTTCTTGAATAAAATAGTTTTCACACCATTCTTTTCGTTTATGTTTGGCTGCTGTTTTATAATCTATAATAGAATTTTTACCATCCCATACACCAACACAATCGACCCTTCCAGCCAATCCTAAGTGTTTAGAATATAGTGCTGCTTCTTGTGCATAAACCAAGCTTAGCCTTTCATCTAAAATCTTTTTAACTTCAAGAAAATTAGAAGTAACAATTGGATTTGCACCATCTAAATAATCTTTATCGTTATCTACGTATTTCTCTAGTACAGCATGTACTTTTGTGCCTCTTGTAGAAGCTCTTCGTGATATCCTATTGGCTTCTTCTTCACCAACACGAGCTCTCCAAGCACGAATATGATCTTCGCTTAATATTGAAAGTACTGTTGTAACACTAGGATAGCGATTATTATCAGGATCGGCGTATTCTCGCCCAGAGCCAGTAGATTGTGCAGTAAGGTCTGTATAGCCAAGATCAATTGGTTCATGTTTAAAGTTTCCCATTTTCATATAATTCCTTTGTCATAATAAAGTCTCTTACGAATCCACTTCGTACGATATCTTCCCATGAAAATTCGATATGATCAAAATATTTCATGTTTTGAATAATGTTAATAAATTCTTTAATTCCGTCTTTATCACCATTTCTTGTAAAATCGGATTGGTAATAATCACCTGACATTATAAATCGGCAGTCTTCACCTAATCTTGTGATTACTGAACATAGCTCATGGTAATTACAGTTTTGAGATTCATCAACTATTACAATTGCATTCTTAATAGTTAATCCTCTTATAAACGAAGTTGTAAGAAACTCTATATTTTTATTTTGGACCATTTTGGACCATCCATCGTTATCTTGAAATAAATCATTAACAATAGCTTTATAAGGTGCAGTGTATGCATCTTCTTTTTCTTCTTGTGTTCCTGGTAGAAATCCCATATCCCTTGTAGGAACTGCAGAACGAACAATAATAACCTTACTGTATTCTTTCTTTAAGACAGCTTCTAGTGCAAGATATAGTGATATAAAAGTTTTACCTGTACCTGCTGAACCATCTAAGCACATATGATTACCAGAAGCAAATGAATCAAATGCTAGTTTTTGGTTTTCTGTTAGTGGTTCTAATTTAGCTAAATGCTCAATTCTAAGTTTTGATGGCTTCTTATTCATTGCGTTTTAATTTTATCCCTATCCTGTGGTGGTAATCCACTTTTAATTCTATCTTGAACTTCTTTCCAACCACCTCCAGCTCTTGTTAATATAGATTTATTTCCTTCATAACCTATATGAGATGGAGATATAACCTGCTGAATATTTGGATCCTTAACATATTCTTGCATGTCAGCAATTGACATCATTTTAGTTTCTACTTCACCAGTTTCTAAATTTTTAAAATCATACATTGGCATAATTAAACCACTCCGGTACTTCTCGTTTAGTCCAAGCCATGTTGAACCTATGTTGTTTTGTTTCGTAAAATTTACGATATGACGTAATTGGACATTCTGATATACATTCCGGAAATGAAGCCATTGCTAATTTAAACGGTGTCATTGGTATTTGAGGAATATTATCTGGTGTGTCATATAACTCACCTCTGAGCTTTGTATCTGTCGCATGTATTTTACCATATCTGTATGTATACTCATCACATAAGGCTACAAAATGTTCATAATGCCATTTGTAATTATGCACTGATTCTCTAGTCCATACGGTAGATGGATGATTAAAATGACATGCTTTATATAGAATGTCTTCTCTTTCGTCATTGAGTTTAAAGTATTGTAACATGGAACCAGACTTTGATGGCCTACGTTCCATTACGCCATCAAGCATACGATGTACTGTAGAAAGCATTTGAGCTGATTCTACAATCATTTTCACCACATGTTTATCGCACTGGTCTTGTGCTGCTTTCACTGGATCATCATTTAAGATAAATATATTCATAATATAACCTGTTTGTAATATAATACCATTATACCATACTTTACTGCACATGTACACATGTTTTTAGTAAAAGTTAACCCCACGAGTGAGGTTAACCCCATGGTTACCTCCCCATATATACCTGTTCAAGGTCTTGAAGATTCTTTTCCATATATAATACTTTTTTAGCCATTTTATATGCCAGAACTTCTTTGCCTTTTTTAATTAATCTCATTCTATAATGTTTAGTTTCAATGATATCTCGCCTCAATCGATGAATCTCGTGCATGGATTCTCCTTGTTGGTTAGTTAAAATTTAAAAAAACATAATATAGGTATTGGGTTCTCCTGTTAAGTTAATTTTAATTAGATTGCTTTATCAATAATAGCGTCATCTAACACCATATCACTAAATAGGTCAGGCCAAACTTCTGCTACCATTTTTTTAGTAACACCACCGAATTTACCGGTGAACGCCTTGTCCTTCATTGCAATAAGAATATCGGCTTCGTCAGGATGTACTGATTCTAACATGTCGATAAACATTTTTTCTACCTTACTGTTTGGTAATCCCTTTGCTAAGGGATGACCTTTAACAAAGTAAGGTAATCTTTTCTGCTCTAAATGCAGATTACTAGAACTATGTCCTATAGGTGCATCGTCCTTTGTGTAAGGTGGCACACCCTCAGGAAGATTCCATTCTACAATGGGATCCCAAGCTCCTTTAAGTACTGTAATTAAGGCAACTGAATAGTTGTCTTTTAGATATTTTTGCTTCTCAGCTTTTCCTCTTTTTTTACCGGTATTAGCTAATACCTCAGAGATTAATAAATTAGCCATTGTAAAATTCCTCCGCACATTCAACCAGATTCTTCAATCTGTTTTTAATTAGATAGTTTAAAACTTTCATTCGCATAGCTGGCTTTTGCTCTACAAAATTATTTATAATAGTTTGAGATAGATCAACCGGGATTTCTTCCAAATCAATAAGTTTCTTATTCCTTTGGTAATTTCTGAATTCCTCAGTTGTCATCACTTCCTGTAACTTATCGGAGTTTTCTAACCAATAAGCTATTTTCTTTTGTGTCATTGGCGATTGCCTAATTTCATCAACAAAAGAGTTATCAGGTGATAGTATATTTGGTATACCATCGCCCTTGTCGCCACGACATATATGTTCAAAACAATATGTCCTAGGATTTTTATCTGAAACAGCTTTCTTTTGAATTGGTGAAAACTGTTTCACATTTGAATATTTGTGTAATTGTATAAAATCTTTATCAGAAGATATAATCATTACTGGTTCATGATTGCCAAACTCTTGAGTATTTTGTACTAAAGCACCAATAATATCATCAGCTTCTGCACCTTCCATATGTACTACTTTATATGGAAAATTATCTTTAAGTTCTTCTCTAACTAAATTTAAAATTCTAAATACTTCATTCCAATCCATAGTTGAATCAGTTTCTGCTCTCTTCTTTTTTCTATGAGCTTTATATTCTGGAAAAAAACTTTTTCTCCAGGTATTCATACCATCAGCACAAATAACCATTTGTCCGTATTCTGCTCGGTATTTTTTATTATACATTCTAATACTGTTTAGTATCATATGTCTAATCATTTTTTCATCATTTAGTTTTTGCACTATAATATTTGATAGTGCGATTTGGCTATAATCAAGTAATATCATCTTCGTCGTCAATGTCCTCTACTGTTAATTGGTAATCCTCTAGTCTGAAAGCAACTAAAGCAGCTAATTTTTCATAGGATGACTCTAAATCTTCGTGTAAGATATGATCCATTCCAGCTCTTCTGAAAAATAAACTAACCAGCATATTTAGAATAACCATAAAATCTTTATAGTTAACGTCATCAGTATCTGCCATATCAATGTTAAGATCTGGATATTCTACTGATAATTCATCTAATGCTGATTGTATTAGATCCATTATATAATGTGAGACATTAATAGCATCATCTTCGTTTTGAAGCATGATGTCCATTCTTTCTTCTTCTACTTCAGCTTTTCTACGTTCTGTTGGAAACTGAATTACATTACTTTTTTCTGCTTTCATAGTGTTATTATACCATATATTCCATTAATTGTACAGTGTTATTTTAGCCCTTTTACTGCATTTCCGCCAAGTCTTACATTTATAATACCATTATAATATGTATCGCTCATTAGTACTTCTTTATCAAATTGTTCTTTCGCTTCCAGGTAAGCGCATTCACCCTTAGTTTTGCATAGATATAATATATTTCTATAGAAAATATCTTCGCCTTGAGTTTTAACTTCTTCACATAAAATTTTATTCGATCCAAAATACTTTCTCCAATCAGATTCTATTAATATTTTCTTTCTACGTTTTCTACTTTTTGTTTTAGGTAATGTTTTCTGACTCCAGAAAAACTTCTTTCCTATATACTTTTTTCCATTACAACGATTTGTTATTTCATAAACGAAACCATAGTAATCATCAGAACTAAAGTTCTCTGGTGGGACAAACACTTTACCTTCATATAACCATTCCATAATTATATTTATGTATCGTCTATATCGTCCCAATCTTCTTCATCGTCTTCTTCTGGTTCTTTATAACCACAAAATGGACAATGCTTTGGTAGTAGGTCTGGGTTGTCGTCTTCATCAATTTCATAATAAATTTCAGAAGCATGAAAACAAATACTACATTCTATTATTGTGGTTGACATTCTAACAGAGCCTTTAAGTTATCATACCCACCAATTTTTTCTTCGTTAACAATAATTTGAGGAAATGTTCTTGCAGCTGGAAATGTATCTAACATTTCGTTTCTACTAAAATCTATTCCGTAGTGTTTATACGTAAATTCTAATCCTTTAGATTCACATAAATTTTTTGCCATTGTGCAAAATGGGCATGGCTCTTTACCCCAAATTTCTATATTCAATTTACTACTCCGTTAATCATCCAAAATGAAAATAACATAAAACCGAACACAATAAATTGAATTATTGATGCCCAGAAGATTTGTTTCATAGGATGTATTTCTGTTAATTT